GATGGAGCGGCTTGCCACTGCCGTTGAAAGCATCGCCACACAACCCAAGGAGAGCGATGCGGAAGGTTCGTGGCGTGGCGTGAATGGCGAGTGCGTGTAGCAAACAGAAACAACGACAACGAAAGGAAATCGACAATGGTTCAGATTCGCAAGGCTCGCCGGTCGGCGACCAAACTCAGACTGCTTGTGAGCGGCCCGAGCGGCTCAGGCAAGACATGGGGGGCGATCCAGATCGCTCGCGGGCTGGGCGGCCGGTGCGTGGTCATCGACACGGAGGAAGGCAGTAGCGACCTCTACGACCACCTGCACGACTTCGACGTGATCGACGTGCGGCAGCCGTTCACGCCCGAGGCGTACATCGAAGCCATCGACGCTGCCGAGAAGGCTGGCTACGACGTGATCATCATCGACTCGGCGACGCATTGCTGGAGCGGGCCGGGCGGCTGCCTCGACCTCTTGGAGGACATTGCCAAGGCACAGTTTCGCGGCAACACCTGGAGTGCCTGGAGCGTCATCACGCCACGGTGGCGGCGGTTCGTGGATCGGATCATCCACTCGCCCATGCACATGATCTGCACGGGCCGGTCGAAGACCGAAACGACGCAGTCGGAAGGCCCGAACGGGAAGAAGCGGGTCGAGAAACTCGGCATGAAGCTCGAGGCCCGCGACGGCCTGGAGTACGAGTTCACCGTCTGCCTCGATCTGATCCACAACGGGCACTACGCCACGGTGTCGAAGGACCGCACTGGCTTGTTCTCAGGCGACCCCAAGCCCATCACGCCCGAGACAGGCAAGCGGATTGCCGAGTGGCTGGCCGGTGGTCACGCGGTGGAACCGCCGCAGCCCACCGATGACCCGGAGGTGGTCGAGAAGGCGACGGCCGCCATTGCCGATGCCACCACGCTTGCTCGCCTAGACACGATCACGGCTGGCATTGCCGAGCGGCTGACGCAAGGCCGCATCACTCAGCCGACTGCCGAGCGACTCGGCCGGCTGGCATCAGAGCGACGAACGACGATTGCGATTGAGTTGGAAAAGACCCCGGCCTTCACGGCCTAACCCAAAGAGAAAGGACAGACAGAGATGGATTTCACATTCACCGAACCGGACCCGACGAGCACCACCACTGCCGAGCGCGACATCGTGCCAGTGGGCACGCATCAGATGGAGATCAAGGCGGCCGAAGAAGGCACGTCTGAGTGGAAGGTGTGCGACGAGAACCCGAACGGCAACGTGCTGAAGCTGCGGCTTGCCACGGTCGGAGGCCAGCATCAGTTCGTGTTCGATGACATCCCGCAGCATCTCGGCTGGCGGGCACGCCAACTCGCCGAGGCGTGTGGTGGTGGCGTCGCTGGCGGCGTGGTGTCGCTGAACCCGGATGACCTTGTCGGTCGTGTGATCGAGGTGGAAGTCTCGCACTACACCGCGAAGACATCCGGCAAGGTGCGGGCCGTGGTGAAGAAGTACCTGCCGGCGAAGCCGTCTGCCGCGAGCAGGCCGAAGGTGGCTGCCCCTCGCACCCAGGCGGCGAAGGTCACGGCTGATCTTGATCCTGATCACATACCGTTCTGAGGTGCCACATGATCCCGACCGAAATCGACTCCATCATCCGCGTCGCCACGAAGGCTGTTGCTCAAGATGAGCACACGCCCGAAAGCGAGCGGATGTGCTGTCGGCATTTGCTGCGGCTGGCGATCCCGCTCCTCGAGCAGGCTCGCCTGGACGCTGACCTTCATGCGATCCGTTTCGCTGCTGACCGTGAGGCTGCGGCGAAGGTGCGTGATGCGGTCATCGGCCAGGCCATGCAGGGCCGGCGATCCCGAGGCGATTGGGATGCGGTGTGCAGTGCCGTCATGACCACATGGGGGCCGGCTTCGCTCGGCAGCTATCCGACAGGAGTGGCCCGAACGGGCGACTAGGAGACAGACCGGCACGCGGTTGCCGCAGCGGCTTGCATCGGAGCCGCATCCGCAGGTGTTGCTGTTAGAGGCGTAAGAGTCGGCAGCACGTCTTGGAGCATGCGGCCTCCACGCAGCGACTCGACCGCCGGCCCGGCGTTACAGGGCAAATACAACCACGAAAGGAGCATGGATGAGAGACGATCACGCATTTGTCTACAAGGTTCGCAACGAACTGCTGAAGGCATTCGGCTATCGGTCATACAAGCAGTACCTCAAGTCTGATGAATGGGCTGCTATTCGTGCGTCAGTATTGGCACGGCACGCGGAATGCATTTGCTGCAGCAGCAAGCCCGAGGTCGTGCACCATGTTCGCTACGACTCTGCCACGCTCCTGGGCGTGCACACCCTGAATTTGGCCCCACTTTGCATGGCCTGCCACGAGCGGATCGAGGTTGACGAAGACGGAGAAAAGGGATCGCTGGCTAGGGCTAACACGTTGATGCTCGACCTTGCCAGAAATAAAAACCCCAAACAGCCGTGGCTGGTCGCTTTCTACAAGGAAAGAAAGCAATGGAAGTCGCGGAGCCGCGTTGATGCTGGCGCACGGAAGGCAGCATGGCGACGGGAAAGGGACGAGAAAGAGCAGTTGAAAACACCTATCCGTGATTACTCGGGGGTTTTCTGGATTAAGGCAAGGAGGCGGTGAGATGACCAAAGCAAAAACCTTCGCCGACATCGCCCCGCACTACCTCGCCGAGCGAGTGGTATCTGCCGTCTACGCGAGCAACGTCAAGCGAGTCGCTGCCAAGATCGGCACCGTGTCGGTTGAGCGGTTGAACAAATACATCATGAGCAGGGCCGAGCAGGTGAGCGGCATCACGGCCCGCTCAGAGCGGACGATTGCCCTGTGCATGTGGCGATGGGCGTACGACCGTGGGTTGCTCGACATCGCGCCGCGTGGCGTGTTGAAGATGAAGGCGAGGAAGCGGCCTACGAAGGCTTGGACGGTCCCGCAGTTGCAGCAACTGGTCAAGGCGACTCACCAGTACGACGGCAAGTGGATGCGGTCACAAGCGGACCTTGGCCAGTTCCTGCGGGCATGGGTGTTGCTCGCCTACGAAACCGGCGCGAGGTTCGGCGACGTAATGGCGTTCAAGGCCGAGCACTTGGACGGCGACACCATTTCATGGACGCAGTCGAAGACCGGCGACCCGATGGTGCGGTCGCTCACGCCAGCTTGCCTCGACGCCTGTGACGCGATGCTCAAGCGGTCGCCCGATGGCAGCATCGTGGGCTACGCATGCGGCAAACGCGAAGCGATGCGAGTGATGCGGAAGCTCCTCGACTCGCAGGGGCTTGGCGGCTCGAGCAAGTGGCTGAGACGCAGCGGCGCGACTCACTGCGAGATGGCGACGCCTGGGGCGGGACGGCTCCACCTTGGGCATCGGTCGCCCGCCTTGTTCGAGTCTGCCTACGCAGATTGGGGCCAGCTAAGAACGAAGACGCCGAAGACGCCGCCGATTGTCTGACACGAAGGAGGCTCACGGATGAGCACTGGATTGGAACTGAACCGACCGCAGCGACTTGCAAGGTTGGCATCGCTCAACGCGCCGGCTGGCCTTTTGGCGAACGAGATCAGGCTTGCGATCAACGAGTACCTAGACGCCGACCTTGATAGAGGAAGGCCGCAAGGTTTTGCGTGGGCCACCGCCGCATGGTGTTTGGTTGTGCTGCTGCAAGACGCCTGCAAGCAACGCACTGAATTGCAGTCAGAGGTTCGCCGTCTGCGACGCGAACTCAAGGCAAAGGCGGTGCCGCAATGAGTGACTACCACTCGCAAGCCGTGGCCGACCTCCCGCTCTTCAACCAGACCGAAGGCCGGCGTGCCCGTGACGCTGCCGTTGCCCAGGTGCTCGGCAACGCTGGCGAATCGTGGCGGCACGACGCCATGACGCTGATCCGTGAGCGGCTCGCGGGCCAGGAGGTGCTGGCCGAGGAGTTCCGGGCGTTGTGCGAGGCGGAAGGCGTGAAGCCGCACCACTGCAACGCCTGGGGCGGGTTGACTGCGGCACTGGTCAAGGCCGGAGTGATCGAGGACACGGGCAGGGTCGGGCGGTCGCGTGATCCAAGGAGTCATGCACGACGGCAGCCGGTGTGGAGGGTGGTGTGATGGCGAAAGAACTCTCATGGAAAGAGCAGCGTGCCCGCGACGAACTCGCCGCCCGCAAGCAGCAGCAGGAGTCGAAGCGTGACGAGGTGCTCGAGCAGTGCGTCATCGAATACATCTCGGCCGTCCAGAAAGGCGGGCCTCGTGCGTGGGAGCAGTTCCGCCGCGAGTGGCTGGTAGAGCACGCGAAGATGACCGAGATGAAAGAGAAGTCGAAGGCGAGAGCGAAGGCGGAAGAGAAGGCGGCAGGTTGACGAGCGTGGCAAGGTGGATGCGGGTACAGGGCGTCATGCAAGAACATTTCACGCCGAGTGACAAATCATGCTGCCTC